GGGTCATCACGTTCAGCTTACGGATGATCAAGCGACAAAGATTCGATTTGATAATATGCAGGGTGGTTATCGTCTGGCAACATCGGTAGGCGGGTCGCTCACTGGTGAAGGCGGCTCTATTATTGTGGTGGATGATCCACATAACGCGGTGGATATGGAATCAGACCTTATCAGGCAAAATACGCTTGATTGGTGGGACAATTCGTTGTCTACCCGATTAAATGATCCCAAACGTGGTGCATACATCGTCATTATGCAGAGGCTGCACGAAGGAGACCTTACCGGACACATTTTATCCCGCAATATCGGTGACTGGACACACCTTTGTCTACCAATGAAATACGAATGGAATAGACATTCTATAACGTCTATTGGATGGAACGATCCTCGTGGAGTTGACGACGGTGGGGAACCTTTGGTGTTGGTGGATGCCAGCGGCGGACGTTATGCTCGCGATGCGGTGGCTCAGAAAGTTTTAGATGAAGAGCGTGAAAACACTCTGCTTACCCCCGATCGGTTTGGCCCAGATGAAATCCGTATTCTAGAGTCGCAGCTTGGTCCGTATCAAGCGGCGGGTCAGCTTCAGCAACGCCCAGAGCCTAAGGGCGGTGGTATATTTAAGAGGGAATGGTGGCAATTGTGGGAAGACGATAAATTCCCGCCATTTGATTATATTGTCGCGTCGCTCGACACTGCATACACTGAAAAAGAGGAAAACGACCCTTCCGCATTAACTGTGTGGGGCGTCTTTACCCAAAAGATTAATGAACCAACCCGCCTAATATATAAAGATGGTTCGTTTTATGATGAATTTTTAACGTCTGAAACATCTCAACGCCTCATGTTAATGCACGCATGGCAGGGACGACTTGAGATTCATGAATTGATATCCAAGGTAGCGGAAATCTGCACTAAAATGAAAGTCGACCGTCTGCTTATCGAGTCTAAAGCATCTGGTATATCAGTGGCTCAGGAGTTAAGGCGATTGTACACAGGTGCTGATTTTGCTGTTCAATTACTCGACCCACGATCACAGGATAAGGTTGCTAGGGCATATTCTATTCAACACATATTTAGTGAGAAAATAGTATTTGCACCCGATCGTGCGTGGGCAGATATGGTAATAACGCAGTGCGCGTCATTTCCAAAAGGCAAGCACGACGATTTGGTTGACTCAGTAAGCCAAGCCATGCGATACTTAAGAACCACTAATCTTGTTCAGCGGGGCGAAGAAGTGGTCCGTCAGCTGGAAGACAAAATGTTGGATTACAACGGTATGAAAGCACAACCGTTGTATTTCTGACAAAAGCATGATTTATTATAACAAGCTCGTGACCACAGAAAGAGCATTACATGGTTGATCTCGGACCTCACAATATGTTACTTCCTGCATTACAAGATTCAGGGCTTGGTATGGCGGATTTGACTGTCATTAATGATGACGACGCAGAAGATATGCCAATTACGGATGAAACTGGCAATATTTTGCAGATCGAGCATCCAGACGGATCGATCACCATTTCACTAGACGGGTCTCCCATTGAAGAGGCTGATGATTTAGAAGATACCAGCAAGTGGTTTGCTAATTTGGTGAATAGAATTGACCAAGACACTTTAGGTCAAATATCTAACAACATTATGCGGGGTGTGGACGAAGACAAAAGAACTCGTCTGGAGTGGATGGAAAATATTGCTAACGGAATTAAGCTTCTTGGTCTAAAGATCGAATTGCCTAACACGCAGGGTGCTTCTGATGGTGCACCAGTTGAAGGCATGAGCAAGATTCGTCATCCTTTACTGTTAGAAGCTGTGTTGCGGTTTCAGGCAAATGCTCGTTCCGAGATGCTTCCTACCGACGGTCCAGTAAAAATTCGTAATGACTCTACTTCAGTCGTGTTTGACGACGAAATGTTAGCTGAGCATTACGAACGCGATTTTAATCACTATCTGACCGTTACCGCTGACGAGTATTACCCTGATACGGACAAAATGTTGTTTATGTTGGGTTACAGCGGCTTAGCATTTAAAAAAGTATACTTCTGCCCACTCCGCGACAGGCCAGTATCTGAAACGGTTGATGCTGAAGATGTTATTGTGTCGAACAATGCAACCACAATGAAGAGTGCTAGGCGCATTACGCATCGCATAATGATGAGCCAAAACACGGTTCGCAGGATGCAGATTCTCGGTGTGTACCGCGATATAGCTCTAGGAACGCCTAAACCACAAGAAATTAATAATGTAAAGCGTGAAAAAGACAACGTTCAAGGTATCTCAACAAGCACCAACCAGTCTGAAAATGAAGATCGTGAAATCTACGAATGTTATTGCGAACTGGATATTAAAGGTTACGAACACAAAAAGAATGGCAAAGTAACCGGATTAGAAATTCCATATCGGGTAACAATCGATGTTTCTACAAGAGAAGTCCTGTCTATAGTTCGTAATTACGACGAAGAGACGAAAGACTTGCCTCTTCCTCGCCAACAATTTGTGGCGTATATTTTTACTCCTGGTCTTGGATTCTACCCTATTGGTTTGCTGCATATCCTTGGTAATACTACGAATGCTGTAACAGCGGCGTGGAGAGAGCTTCTAGATTCGGGTATGTACGCTTCATTCCCTGGCTTCTTGTACAGCGATGCAGGTGGGCGTCAAAATAGCAATATTTTCCGTGTTCCTCCAGGTGGTGGCGCGTTGATTAAGACGGGGGGTATGCCGATTACTCAAGCGGTCATGCCACTTCCATACAAGGAACCATCTGCGGCACTTGCATCGTTAGCCGACACTATGGCCCAGTATGGTCAGCGTTTGGGTGGAACGTCTGAGATGCCAGTTGGTGAAGGTAACCTTGAAGCTCCTGTTGGTACGACGATTGCTCTCATAGAGCAAGCTACCAAAGTGATGAATGCAGTACACAAGAGAATGCATGCTGCACAGGCATTAGAATTTCAATTGTTGGCTAAATGCTTTAGGGAACACCCCGAAAGCTTCTGGCAATATAACGATCGGCCCGCTAGAAAGTGGTCGCAAGCGGAGTTTATGCAAGCTGTGAATAACTGCGATTTGGTGCCGCAAGCCGATCCTAATACAGCAAGCCACACGCAGCGCATGATGAAAGTCATGGCACTTAAGCAAGCACAAGCAGCCAATCCGGACTTGTATGATCCGAAGCTTGTAGATATTGCGGCGTTAAAATCGGCGGGTTGGGACAATCCTCAGGAATTTATGAAAGTCCCTGATCCTAATGAATCGCCTCCTCCGGAAATACTAAAAGGTCTTGCCGAGATTGAAGTGAAAAAGCAAGATGCCGCAAGTCGTGCTAAAGTAGCCGATGCAAAAGTAGCAGAGACTATGTCAAAGATACAAGGCGGGGTGGCTGGACCTAATGGACAGCCTCAGCCGACTATTAAAGAGCAGATCGAAATTGCTAAATTAGACATGACGAAGCAAGAGAACGACCTAAAAGCTCAAGACGGGCTATTAGATGCCATGAATCGTAAAAGAGACCGTGAAAGCCGTGAACGTCTGGCGGCTATAAAATATGCGGAAGAGATGGCTGCTAATCCACAGGGCTTGGTAATAGCCAATTCTATAGTTCGTCCAGAAATGCTACAACGTCTTGAAGCCCCAGAAGCACCTCTTAATCCTACGCAGGGTGGTTTAGAATGAGCGCAAAAGGTCTTGAACGTGCCCTTCGTGTAGCTAAAGAGCGCAAAGGGTATGCAGATGGAATGTCTGTGTGGGATCCGACCACGTGGTTTGATTCTTCTGAAACCCCAACAGACCCTAATGCAAAGCTTCTATTACAGCAAGTAGAAGCTGAAAAACGCGGCGAACCCCTTCCAGGTTCAGTTGCGTATGAGATGAAACAAAAAGAAGCCCAACAATTTCTTCCATCGCCGTCCTCTAAGGATGTAATAGAACCTTCTGAGTCTCAAGGGCCAAATACGACGGCTGAGAATTGGGCTTCTTGGGTAGCCAGCCATGTTGTGGACCCTAATTTAGACCCTTCTAAAAAAGCTGAGGCTGAAAGAAGGATATCTGGGGCGTTTCAGTTGGTTCCAGAAATGCTTGGGTTGTCTTCTGCGTACCGTGCTGGTAAAGCTGGGGGTGAAGGAAGGTATGGAGAGGCAGCTTTTGAGGGTGCAAATGCCGCCTTAGGTGTTCTACCGTTTGCATTACCCGCCGTAGACGCTATCCGTGGTGTTAGGGCGGCGTCTAAATCCGTTGTTCCGGTTGAAGACACCGTCGATTTAGCTCGTAGAAGTCTTTTTTCGCCCCGTCCAAGTGCTGAAGGTGCAGTTGTAGCCCCGCAATCACCCGCTGATGACCTTGTTGATAAAATCTTAGGTACTCAAATTAATCGTCGTCAAGCAAATCAGGGTATCGTTACAGCCACCGTAGCCCCTAAATTCTTAACAGGGGCTGAGAAAGTAGCCGAGCCAGTTGTAGAAGCTGTTAATGCTGCTCCTCTTGGTTACGACGATTTAATGAATCAATTAAAAGAAGCGCATATAAAACGGGTATATTCTGTAGATGTCGCAAAGCCGATTAATAGAGAATATTATTTTAGAAACAAAGAATTAGAAGACAAGCTTCAATTATACGACACAACGACTGGGCGGTCTAATCATGGTTTTAATAATGATAATTATTACTTTGACTCTGAAACAGGTTATTACAAGCCAACTCCATCTCAGGAGAATTTTTTAAAAAATTATGCTGATGCAGACTATTTAAAATTACATGATGAGGTTATAGAGGGTAACAGCCGCTTTGCTAGGTTATACAATGAATATAATGATTTAGAACGTAAATTGCAAAGTGAATTTAGTAAAGACCCTGAGTTGTTAGAAAGATTTAAAGATGATTTAGAAAAAATATACGCAGGAGAATACGGTAAAATACCCGATGCGTCAAGTAACCTGAATACACAGAAAAATGTCCCGCAAATAGAAGCTCCTAAAGAAGCGCCACAAATAGAAGCTCCTAAAGAAGCACCGACTCTCTCGATACCTGAACAACGTCAATCAATACAGGATAATATTAAAGGTCTTCGCTCGTCGCTTAACGCTCTTCAAAAAGGTAGTCCTGAATACGACCAGATTCTTAAGCAGATTACCGACGAAGGCACTAAGTTGGGCCAGTTACGCGGACCAAGTGGCCCTAGTGTTCCTCAAATCGAAGCGTCAAAAGAATTACCGCCTGTCGAAATTAAAAGTTACAGCCCGACGGGTCTATACAGCAGAGCGGAAGAAGTTGCTCGTCGCTTGAAACAGCCTGATACACCAGAAAACGTTATTAAAGCTATTAAAAATGCTAGTGGAGTTAAAGATGCCGAGTTAATTGATTCTAGAGTAATTACCGAAAGTGGCGCTCCGCACCCCGATTTCGTAGAGTATGTATCGTCCGGCCCTACGGGGCGAGCGACGCCTAGTGCAGTTGGCGACTATATTGCTGAAAATTCGCCAAACCTTAGAAAATATTCTATTCCTGAAGGTGAAAGTCATTATGGCGATTATACTGAATTAAGAGAACACCCTGAAGGCGCTACTAACTATCGCGAATTGTTGTTTTATAATGACGAAAACGATAGGTACCCCCAGTATAGTGGCGGTCACTGGGGTGATGTGAAGCCTGGAACATCAATGCATTCTCGTGTAACTGATACGCCCGATTCTTTATTTGTACACGAAATGCAGTCTGACCAAGCACAACAAGGTAGAAAATATGGGTTTGGAGACGTACGCAATGACCCTGAATTAGTACAATTACGTATTAATGCCAAACAAGCGCTAGACTACAACACTAAACTGATTAGTGACTTAGAAGCAGAATTAAAAAATGCTATATCTACAGGGTTTAATAAAGACACTGGTTATTATACACCAGAGGCTGAAAAAATAATTGATGATCTTGATCAGCGTTTAACACAGGCTAAGTGGGATGATCGGCGTTACAATGCTATATACATAACGGCGGAAAGGAATGAGAGGTTTGGTTCTGCTTCTACTGTTGTACCTCCTTCCCCTCATGTACAAGAGACAGGTGCATGGACTCGCGCAATGGCAAAAGAGCTTTTAGTAGAAGCCGTAGAGTCTGGTAAAAATAAAATTGAAATAACGGGGGCTAATGTTCAAAACATGCGTTCTAATAGAATAGACGTATTGCCAGAAGATTATGTTGATCACACGCAGTATTATAATAATGTCGTGCCGTCTGAATTTAAAAACGTTCTTAAAGCAATTGACCCTGAAGCGGACGTAAGTGAGTTGGTTAAATTGCGTAAAGTTCAACCGTCTATGATTGAGCTGGAATTTGATCCTGGTTTGATTGCTATAGAGAATGAAATGGAATCTAGTTATGAAGTTATTAGAAATCTTGAAATTGGTCTTAAGCGATTAAAACAAGGTCTTAATGCTGTTGATGGCTCTCCGTATTACCCAAATGCTAATCAATTGTCGCTTGATGAGTCAATACAACTTTATGAAGATAATATAGAAGAGATGGAAGCAACCGCACAGTTATATGCAGAAAGACTTTATGAAATGAAAGGCCCACGTGACCGTATTGAAATTAATCTTACGCCTAAAATGGTAGAAGCTATTAAAGGTAAGAAGCTGACTAAGTACTTTCAAGGTGGTAGAGTAGAATAGACAACGTATAGTTGTGTATGTTGTAATAATAATTGCACGGCGTTTGCTGCTCGCCGCCTAGGAACCGCAGCATTGAAGGATTACTATCATGCACTCAGACCGTAAAGCAATGCGAAAGACCGCTGCCAACAAAGCTAGTCGACTGGCACATGGCGACCCTAAGCAAAAAGTAGATTCGTCTACGTGGACCCCTCCGGAAGCAATGGAACCGCAAGCCCAAACTGGCATGCGTCCTGTTTCTAAGCGTGCATTTAAACGCGGTGGCAAGGTGGTTAGTGCTGAAGGGAACAAAGCCGTACACCATGTTGGGCACAAGCTTCGCAAGTCTAGCGGTCGTGCACCAACTACCCCAGACAGTTTCATCAATCGCAACGTTAAGGAAGCCAACGAAGATCGTGATGGTATCAAGCACGTTGGTGGAATGAAAAAGGGTGGCGTTGCTCGCAAAGCAAATGGTGGCATGCGGTTTGAAGGAAAAGTTCCTTTGCCTCCGATTATGCCTGAGAGCATGAAAGAAGAGCGCGAGTCGAACGCACGTGAAGAAGCTTTGATTCAAAGCATCGCCGCTCGCAAAGCAGCAGAAGCGGCGGCAAAGCGTCGTGAAGACAATGCAGCGGCTTTCGATGCAAATCAGGTCAAAGCTCGTCAGGACGTTTATGGTGTCACTGGTCAGAAGCGCGGCGGTCGTACTCACAAAGCTAGCGACGGTTCATTCGGCGAAGCGTTCAAGGCAGGTCGCGCCGCAATGCTTGAGGGTGGGCCAAAAACGTTTGAATACAAAGGCAAGATGTATTCAACAGATCTTGCCAAGCCAACTCCTGCAGGAGGCTCGCGCAATGTTGGCATGGGTGGCGCAAATGCAGCTCGTGCTGCAGAACAAGTTCGCAAAGCTCAGGAAGATTACCCAAGCGACATGGTTGGGCAAATGGCTGGTAATCGGATCATGAATGGCGGCACAAAAATTGTGCCTGGTGGTGAGTTTGTCAAAAAGCGCGGCGGCAAAGTCAAGTTTGAAGGCTCCGCAAAGGATCAGGCCCAAGACAAGAAGCTCGCGGCCAAGCGCGGCATGACCATGAAGCAGTGGGAAGCGTCAAAGGCTGATGACAAGCACGACAAGCAGGAGTCGATGGCGGGGCTAAAAAAGGGTGGTCGTGCTAAGGCTGATGACGGTGTGATGCATCATGACGATTGTGAATGCAAAATGTGCTGGGGTGGCGCGGCAATGCCTAAGGGTGATCGCATAGCTAAACGTGATGGTGGTCGTACTTCTGATAAGGGCAAGACACGAATCAATATCATGATTAATGCACATCCCAAGAGTGACGCAATACCACCAGCGGGTATGATGCCTCCACCACGTATGGTTCCTCCTATGCCACCAGCGGGTATGATGCCTCCTCCTGGAATGATGCCGCCACGTCCTCCAATGGGTGGTCCAGCGCTTGGTGGAATGCCAATGATGCGTAAACGGGGTGGACGTACATCTTA